CTTATTATGAAACGTTTTACTTATCTTCGTACATAAATTATAAATATATGGCACAGATGAATCTTACTCCATTGGATGATGTGCTTGACAAGCACTTTGGAAAAGTTGGTACTCCGAAACGTGACGCATTTGAGAGTGACGTGGACGAAGCTTTACACGCTTACCGCTTGGAGCAAGCCGTTAAGAATACTCGTATAGAGCAGAACAAGCCTCTCGATTAGAAAAATGTTACTATTTATAAGATACGTTTAAACGAAAGACTGCGATATAAAATAAATAAGATGAAAGAATTATTGGGTATTATATTATTGACATTATTGGTAGTGCTTGGTTCGTGCAACTCCAATACAAATGTGTCTCTTATGGAAACTTCTCCGCAACTATTTGGTGTACGCCAAGTAAGCTCAGGTAATCCTGACTATAGAAATAGAGAGTTGTTCATAAACGAATTGGAAAAAAAGTGTAAATATCCTATTGAGTTTCAAAAAAATAATTTGGAAGCATACGTTGCTGTTGAATACAAGACAGACCAACGAGGATATATTGTAAAAAAAAGAGTGGTTGCTTGCGACAACAAAAAATTCAAAAAGATAACATTGGATATATTCGACGAAGTTAAAACTCTCAAAATAGCCACTACAGAGAAAATAGATACAATCTACTTCCAATACAAGATACAAGGTTCACCAACTTTAATCCATTCAAAAGTAGATGTAAAGATTATCGGCTATGGCAGCAATAATAAATCAATTTTAATGAAGTAACTCGATTTATCATAAATAATAATTATTAAAGAGTCATGAAAGTATATTAGTCTTTCGTGACTCTTTAATGTCCAAGTATTATAATTTTCCTATAATGCCAATACTATTTCCTCTTTTTTTACTTTTTGATTAAAAATCGCCCTAAAAACAACTTTTTTGAAACTTTTTTCTTGCTACGAAAAAAGACTTCACTCTCCCTTTATACCTTTGCATCGTCAAAACAAGGAAGTATGGGTGAGCGGCTTAAACCAGCACACTGCTAACGTGCCGAACCGAAAGGTTCCGAAGGTTCGAATCCTTCTGCTTCCGCACTTTGGCTCGTTAGCTCAGTTGGATCAGAGCACGACGCTACGAACGTCGGGGTCGGGAGTTCGAGTCTCTCACGAGTCACAACATTGGAGGTTTGGCAGAGTTGGTCTATTGCACCGGTCTTGAAAACCGGCAGGCGGCAACGTCTCAAAGGTTCGAATCCTTTAGCCTCCGCAAACTTGCCCTATCGCATAACGGTAGTGCGGCAGATTCTGGATCTGCAAGTGGTGGTTCGATTCCATCTGGGGCAACATAAGTAAGGAGCTTTGGCAGACTTGGTGTATGCGCGGGACTGAAAATCCCGAGAACGTGGTTCGACTCCACGAGGCTCCACTTTAAAATTCGGGAGTGCTCCAGTGGCAACGAGGGCGGACTGTAAATCCGCTGTCTGATGACTTCGTAGGTTCGAGTCCTACCTCCCGAACTCAACTTGCCCTATGGTATAATGGTAGCACAACAGGTTTTGGTCTTGTTAGCGAAGGTTCGATTCCTTCTGGGGCGACAAGTTAAAAAACAACTTCATGGTGTAATTGGTAGCATACCAGATTTCAGATCTGGAGGTGGTGGTTCGAATCCATCTGGAGTTTATATGGAGTTTGTAGCTCAGTTGGTAGAGTGCCAGGTTGTGGCTCTGGTGGTCATGGGTTCGATCCCCATCAAACTCCCAAATGCTTCAATAGCACAGTGGTAGTGCAGCTCCCTTGTAATGAGCAGGTCGTAGGTCCGAATCCTACTTGAAGCTCCACATAAGAAAGGCTTCTCTTCAGGCAATTTTGCTTGAAAAGAAACCTTTTAGCTTTCTTGTAAGACGATGGCTCGTTGATGTTCATTCATAATTTTCCTTCTTTATCCTTACACAAAGTTCAGAATAGATTTGAGTCTGTCCTGTACCTTGTTGAGCACCTGGATGGTGTCTTCATTGTTCTTATCCTTCTTGTTTTCAAGAAGAATGATAGCCTTCTTTATCAGCTTGCAGTCCTCTATGGATAAAGGCATTTCAGTGATAGAGTAGTCTGGATCAGCGTATCTGTAGTATATTCTATCATAAACCTCGATAGGAGCATTGTAGCCCAGTTTGTCAGATCTCATAATCTGTATGTCCATCTGAACAGTTCTGGCGCATACTCCTTTGGTGATTCCCTCCATGTCGTAGAGTGCATCGCTACATGCCTCCACGAGATCATCGAGAGTCCATCTTCTGTATCTGTTTCTTAAACAGTTGTCTATAGTTTTGTACCTTATTAAGGCATTCTTATTTGCTGGCATAGTTCTTTCATTTTAAACGTAAAAAATGGTTGGATTTCATCCAGCTTTTCCTCGCCATGTCAGAGCAGATGCAAGCATTTGGCTAAAAAGAAAAAGTTGGATTCTCCCGGCAAGGAAACTCCAACTCTTTCGTATTATCTTTGTTCTCTTTGGGGCACGCTGCTACGATGCCCGATAGAAATAACTATGCGAATAATGATGTGGGAATCCTATACCGGCTGTATCTGATGTACTTGATGTATGTACATAACTATTCCGCTCAAAGCGTCGATAGCTCTGAACGAATGATTGTGATGTTATGTGCATATTTAAATTCATTTCCGTATAGGATTTTTATATTTTTACTTCTAAATTCTTTTAACGGGTGCAAAGATACAAAAATAGTGCGAAATCTTTTTGCGTAGCAGCAAAAAAATGGTATAAACATGCGGATTTTAACCAAAATGAGCTATTCTTATAGTGATAATCGTCTGATTTTCCCTGATAATGCTTCGCCCCACGCCATGAAGGATGCTACTGGAGTTCCACCTGATAGACTTTGCATTTATGTCAGCAGAGCATGACGTAAGTGCAAAGCCCCTCAGTCGGAAGGTGCCCACGAAACGACATCCGGTAGCTTACAAACTGAGTAGGTGGGACGCAAGCGATTCCCACTTAATCAGTTTGACACTACTGCATGTCCATTCGTCGAGAAGGGCACTGGCTCACAGCATCGTCCTTCATTTTCCCTCCCTTCCACCTTATTATAATATAATGGTCTTCTATTTTTTTAATGTATTCATGTGGACGTGAATACATATATACATGGATAGGTGTGTACGTGTACACATGAATATAACTTGAAGCCCTCATACCATGATGAGTAGCAGGCCTTTATAGATTTGCATTTTTATAAACAAGATGATAATGCTTCGCCCCACACCATGAAGGATGCTACTGGAGTTCCACCTGATAGACTTTGCATTTATGTCAGCAGAGCATGACGTTAGTGCAAAGTCCCTCAGTCGGAAGGTGCCCACGAAACGACATACGGTTGCTTACAAACTGAGTAGGTGGGACGCAAGCGATTCCCACTTAATCAGTTTGACACTACTGCATATCCATTCGTCGAGAAGGGCACTGGCTCACAGCATCAACCTCCATTTTCCCTCCCTTCCAACCTTTTTATAATATCCTGGTCTTCCTCTTTTAAAATGTATTCATGTGGACGTGAATACATATATACATGGATAGGTGTGTACGTGTACACATGAATACAACTTAAATCCTCATACCATGATGAGTAGCAGGCCTTTATAGATTTGCATTTTTATAAACAAGATGATAATGCTTCGCCCCACACCATGAAGGACGCTACTGGAGTTCCACCTGATAGACTATGCATTTATGTCAGCAGAGCATGACGTAAGTGCATAGTCCCTCAGTCGGAAGGTGCCCACGAAACGACATGCGGTATCTTACAAACTGAGTAGGTGGGACGCAAGCGATTCCCACTTATTCAGTTTGCCACTACTGCATGCCCATTCGTCGAGAAGGGCACTGGCTCACAGCATCCTCCTTCATTTTCCCTCCCTTCCACCTTATTATAATATCCTGGTCTTCCTCTTTATAAGCATTCTGTCTTTCCTTATAAATCTTTCGGCTTTCCTTCTTTATAATCTTCGCCCACGCCATAGTCCAGTAAGTATGAACAGTTAGCCAGGGTGTTGTTCTTTCGCAGGCCGATTTTATCGACTTACGAAGGAACAACACGCTGGCTTTTTAAACTGTTGATACTTGCTTGGACTATTCCCACCCAGCTTTTTTATCCCTTCAGTCATTCCCAGTTATACTTTTTTCTTCTTACTGAAACCAGAAGGCTTTGATTCCGTATCGTCTTTGGGATTTCGGGATTCTTTTTCTGCAAAGTTATCGCAAGCGACCGCAAAATCTGCAAAATGTTTACGTATATAATTAAATATCAGTGCTTTATAAGTCGAAAAGTGGAAAAAGAAAGAAGCGATTTTCTTTGTTTCGTCACAAACAAGCAACAAATTTCGCAAGATAAATCGCAAACTTTATTGGGTTCGCTTCTTTCTCGCTGCAAAGATATAACAAAAAATTGGATTCTCCAAACATTTCCGCTATAATATAATAAGGTGTAAGGGGCGTTTCATCGGGGTTTGTTGCCGTTTCGTTGCGTACTTGCTTCGTTTTGTTGCAGATTTGTTGCCGATATACTTTTGTTGTAAATGGGGCTTGTTGCATATTTTGTTGCGAATTCAACATTATTTGTTACTTGTGTTTTGTTTGTTTTTATTACTTGCTCCTTGTTGCTATTTGTTTTCTTTAACCGCAAAACTTTCTATAATAAGAAGATTTTTCGTACCTATAAATATCAAAATAGCAATATAATGAAAATAGAACGCCCCGACATTATCCCAGATAGGTTTTATACACCTTTGGAAGCTGCTCTTCTTTTGGAAGTCAATGAGCAAACCTTGTTGAAATGGTCTCGCTATCCTTCATCAGGTATCACCAGATACCACACAAAAGAAAATCATTTGCTACGCTTCAAGGGCTGTGATTTATTGATCCTGTGGGAAGGTGAGGAACAATAATTCCTTAATCTTTAGCCCTGCTACGTCCTGTTATGCTCTGTTATGTCCTGTTATGCTCTGTTATGTCCTGTTATGCTCTGTTATGTCTTGAATTAGTTAAACTTTATTTCTTTTGCCATAATTTCAGCGTATAAGTAACTAAGTAATCAATATTTTTTGTATCTTTGTGGCGAAGCATTCAAACTAAGCGTTATGGAAAAGGATTATAAGAACATCAACCGCATATCAGAAGCCGCAACCAACGATGTAGCGAGTAAGCCCGATAACGAAATCAGGGCAGAACTTGTTAGTGTCGAAGTCGTAGGCGAGGATACGCCGCGCAAGCATTCAAACAAATATGAGGCTTGGGGCGTAATAGCCTTGTTGTCTCTTGTTGTCTGGGTTATCTGCCTGACGTATTTTGCTTTCAATAACCAATCGGTCAACGGCTTGTTAGCCCTTGGCGGCTCTACCGCATTGTTCTTCCTGTCTATTGGGCAAATGGTACTTACAAGTTCCGAAGAACTGAACGGCGAAGCTATTTAGCCGTTTTCCACTTTCACAATATATCTTTATGGTTGCCAATTCCTGAAACGATATAAATAAAAATGGGGCTCGCCAACTCGTGACGTGCCCCCGTTTAGTATAATTCAATTTTAATCTTTCAGTGAAAAGGAAAAGTTCAGTTTCCGTGCCGCAAATGAGAATTATCAGCGTTTGGGGCTACGATAGTATTTCTTTTTGTGCAACAACTTATTTTCAAGATTTAACTTTTTGTTAATTAACTCTATAACTTTTGAGGAAAACTTCCTAAAACAAAGGCTTCCTTTCTAAGTGTTGACATCGACCAATCAGCGTTGACGGTCAATCTTGTAACGTCTGCCCCGGCTTTGCTGTATGGGTCAACAATAAAGCGAATATCGCCAAATTGCCCCAAAGGCTCTAGTCCCCAAACTCCAAAACCAATACCGTCAATGTGGCTTGTTTGGAATACCGGGAAACCGCCGATTTTGCCGTCCTCGATGATCATCAAACCGCTTCCGGTGTCTCTTGGTGTGGCTTCAAGGATTGCGGCGGTTTCGGCGTTCATGCTATATGCGCCTGTTCCGTCATTCTCCACGCCTTCGGCGAAAACTTTTCCACGCATCTGCAAAAGTTCTTTATAAGTTGGAACATCAGCGGCAAATGTTACCTTGTTTTTACAATCAACAAACGGGCCGTGAAACTTCTTGTTGTAGCCTTTCGCCGTGGTGCTTGTAATAAACATACAACGGTTTATCAGGCGTGCAACTGCCAACGGCATTTGCTGTTGTACGATTTGAAGTACAATTCCGGTTGTTTGGTTAATTGTCTGGTTGGTTACATCAATTGAAATACCAAGTCTTACCGGAGTTGGCTTCAAGGCTTCAATATCAATCTTTGAATCTGCGAGTTCTACCGCTTCATCGGCGATCGATGCTTCAACCGTGCCAACAACTGGCCAACAATACTCGCCTTGCAAACCTGTAAGAAGAGGGATTCCTACTTTGTCGTAAATTAGCCCGGCTTCAAGTGGCTTCACGATGTCGCCAATTGTGAGCGGCACGGCTGCGACTGAATTTGCCACGGTCTGCCCGACAAAATCACGTTTCAAAACTTGCGAGTTAACCGACTGTGTGCCGTTCTGTGTGGCTGAGCGAAGGAAGGAATCAAACGCCGCCGCTTGGTCTGTCACGTCCACGAAACCGCCGTTAACGTTTGCGGCTTGGATTCGGGCGTTAATGATTCCACTTTCACGGCGCAACGTCTCAAACTCTGTGTTTTCGGCGTCGTTTCGTGCTCGGTTCTCCTTCTCGCAAAGGTCGGTAATCTCATTCATGCGGACTTGGATCTGCTCCAGGCGTTCCGCAAATTGTCGAATTTCGATTCTTTTCTTTTTCATTTTTGAAAAACCTTAATTGTTAAACTTATGTTTATTAACTCTAATTTCTTTTTGTTATAACTGCGCCTTCTGTCGTGTTTTATGGTTTACTATTTCTTTGGTGACTGCGGCTCTTGCTTGGCCGTTCCTTCACCTTGGATTTTCACCGAATTTATAGGGGCCACATTGCAAGAAATGAAAGTTACGTCTCCGCCTTCAATTGGCTTCAAGTCTTTTCGCCGTCTCCACTCGTTTATTGTCATTACTCCGGTGTTAATGGTCTTTTCCATATAAGCGGCTTCCGTGGTTAGGTCTGTCGTAAACAATGGGGACAAATCAAACATGAATTTGAAATCATCTGCCACTGCCCCAGGAATCAACTTGGCTTTAAACTCGGCTTCAAACTTACGCAATATAGGGTTTAACGTATCTGTGATAAATGTCACTTGCGCCATATCGCTCGCCTTGTAGTTGTTGCTTTGTTGAGCAAAAACCTTATCAGGGTGAACGCCAAAAAATCGGCAAATCTCTTGAACGCCGAATTTTTTGTGTTCCAAAAGCTGCATATCAACGGAAGTCATAGAAATCGGCGTAAATTGAACTTGCCCCGGTAAAGAAACAATATCTTGACCCTGCTTGAATTTTCCGTCCACCGATTCCGCCGTCTTGTCTAACTCCTTGTCTTGGTACTCTCCAAAACCTGTTGTAGTGTGGTCGTTGCTTACAATTCCCTTAATGCGTCCACCTTTAGCAAATAATTGCTTTGTCTGGTTATCTGCCGTTGCTTGGATTCCAAGGGCTGCGGCTGCATACTGAACGGTTGAAATACCCGTCCGGCCACCGTCTAAGGACATATTGCGCAAATGAATAATTTCTTCTGGGCAAAAGACTTCACCATAAATTCCGTTATATGGGTCGTTGACCGTATAAATATCAATGTTCGGCGTGTGGCTTACAGTGTGTGGGCTGCAAAGTATCAACTCCTGCAACGTTCCATTATCTCCATATCGGGGGATAATATAGGCATTTCCCAGAAGGCACATTTGAACAACTGCGTTCTTTATCAGTTCATAGGCTGTTGTATGTTCATTTGGTTTAACGCCGATAATGTAATTTGTCCGGTCTGTCTTGCCGTCCACATCTACGAAATAACCTTCTGCACGATTGCGGCGTTTCTTTCTGAATGGAAGTCCGGCTACACCTGACGAAAGTATTTCAACGCAACGATATACTGCGGCGATTTTGGTTGCTTGGTATTCGTTCCCTACCTCGATAACATTCAAGCCACCGGGGTAAGAAGATGCAACGGCAGAAACCAATGAGCCGGAGACACTGCGCTTTTTAAATATCTTATCAAATAACTTCATCGCTCAAAATTTTAAATGAAGGGCGAAACACTCGGAATCGCCCCTCGGCACTTTCAAAAACCTAACTTGCTGAAACAAGCCCTTCACTATTCGGGTATATTCGTGTAAAGGTATTCCTTTTGAGTGCTCCAAGTAGTTATCGGGTCTCTTGGGCGGCTGCTTCCTTTTCCATACGTGCAATATAATAATAACCTGCGCACAATGCGTTTTTAGGTTGTATTATTGTGCCATTTACAGCGTGTAAACGATTCTTCTTTGTGTGGGGGCTTATTCTTTGGGCTTTCCCCCCACGGCTGCAAAATTCCTTGCGTGTGGAAAATGGGGTAGGTGAGGTTTAACTTAAAGTGTTGCCCAAAATAAAAACACTCCCCCCGGTTCTCGGGGTGGTACACCTTGGAAAAACTTTTTGTGTCGATTGTCTTTTGTCTATCAGTTCATACAAATTTGTTTGCTTCCTTGGTGGCTCTGTCGTGCCTTTGCTTCTGCCCATTTTGCCGGAGTATTATTGCAGCTTTGCAAGTTGGTTGTTTGCTTTGGGGTGTCGCCTGTTGCTTGCTCTAAATATAGAGTATCCCTTTTCTTGGCTTGTGTGCTGTTGGTCTGGATCCTTGCCACGGTGTCGGCTCGTTGTTTGTTAACTCTGAAAACATATCGGCGATTTCATCGGCTATTGGCTTGGCAACGTCCTTTGATTTTTGCTCTTTTGTCTGCTGCGCTCTGTCCGTGTGACGAATAAAGGAAACAACTAAAAGTTGCATTATCTCGTAAATTGATTTAAATCCCTGCTCGTCTTTTATTTGGTTCAATCTGTCATACACTTCGCCCGGAACCTTAACGGAAACAGTCTTTGTACTTGTGTCCGTTTTTGGTGTGGTGTGCTCGCCTTGTCTTTTCATTGCTTTGGCGTTGTCTTTTTCGGCTTGTGCCATGTTATATAGTTTAAACTTCTTCATGTTCTTGTTTCATTTATCGTTAATCAGGTGCAACGCTTACGCTTTACTACCTTTGTACACTTGGTACAAAAATATTTCTAAATAATATATTTTTCCTTATTAGGCTGCATTATTATATATAATGCAGCCTAATTACTTAATTTCTCTTAAATAGATATATTTTTGTACCATTTGTACCATATTGTTATAAGTGCCTAATAACTAACTTTTTGCCCTTGGTACAAAGAGAAAAACAGCCAATATTCTGTACCATTGTTTTGTACCAATTGTACCAAGGGCAAAAGGGTGGTACATTTTGTACCAAACAATTTTGTACCAACCTTTTGGAGACGTTCAAATGTTGTCTTCTTCCTCGTCTGGGATTCTAACAAATAGCTTTCTAGCCCTTGCGTAACATTGCCCTGGCTTGGTTCGTTGGCTCGTCAACTTCCAACCGTTGCAACGTTCCAAAAGGGCGTTGATTCTCTGTGCTGGATATTTCTTAACCAATTCATCGGGCAATTCATTACGGATAACTTCGGCGGTCACAAACTTACGTTTAACCGTGCCCACGGCTTCAAGTGGGTCTCTATATCGGAAGAAACTTCGCCTTTCCTCTTTGTTCTTTGTTTCCCAATCAGTCGGCAAAAGTTCATCAAGAAATGATTCTATTATCGGCAAAAGATCATCTCCCCCGGCTTGGTTGCATTCGTCCTGAATCTTTTCGGCTTCCTTGTCTAAGGATTCGGGCAAACACAATTCTTCGCCTTCCATGTAGTATTTATAGGCTTCAGCCCACAATTGCCCAACGTTGACTTTTAAGTCGCCTAACCATGAAGAAACACGCCCTTTCCCCTCTGCCTTGACTATCCACCAACGGCGGTTGCCGTGGTCGCCTGTAAGGAAGTATTCTTCGTTTGTTGTGGCTGCAAAAACGCAATGTCTTGGATAATCTTCTACCGTTCGCCCATACGCTGCCCTGTACGTGTCTTTTTGCTTGCTTATAAACTGCTTTGCGGCTTCTGCTTCTGTTCTCTTTAGTCCGTTCAACTCGCTAATTTCAAGTATCCACGCCGAATTTACGGCTTCAAACTTGGCGTTATCTTTAGCCGCAAATGAGAATGAATCAGAAAACCAACTCCCGGCAATGGTATTAAAGAAGGTGCTTTTGCCTATACCTTGCGGGCCTGGAATAGTCAGAACGTAATCGAATTTTATTCCCGGCTCGAATGCCCTTGCAACTGCTCCAACAAACCATTTCTTTGTTATGGTTCGGGTTAACTCTGTGTCTGCCGCTCCCAGATAGTCTATTAAAGCGGTTTCTATACGCTTTGTGCCGTCCCATTCTTCACGCCTTATAAAGTCCTGAACTGGGTTGAAACTTCGCTCTGTAGCTGTTGTTTGCAGATAGTCAAATATACTACTTTGGCGTACTTTGATATTCCATTCTGTGAAAAAGTACAAACTAATCTTTCCTGTTGATTCCTCATTTATAATTGCGCCCTTTGTGTTTTTGAATCGCTCGGAAAAGGAAAAGTCTCTATTTCGGAAGGTGTCAAACTTGATTTGCTTTAACTCTGGGTCATTCAGGAACAACAATACAAGATTTGTCGGCGTGTTCTCGACTTCCATTTTTTTGTTGAGTGTTAGCTTATCTTTCCATGTCTCGCCGTCCTCCTGTGTCTGCTCGCTTCCAAGCTGCCCCGATTCCTCAAAGTCCACGCCTTCAAAATCGTCTTTTACAGATTTTGCCCTTTGCTTTAGAATGTATCTTTTTACCTTGGTGTCCTTGGTTGCCAATTCACCCATCTTTAAGAAAGAAGGGCGGCGATTAATCGGCGTATCTTCTTTTATGCCCGTGTCCTCTGCCCCAAACTTGTGAATTCTAACCAAATCGAAGGCGTTGCAACCATGTTGACCGTTTAATCTTGCCGGGTCTGTGGCGTGGTTGCTGAATGCGTAACCGTCTTTATAGACAACTAAACCGCCGTATGTACTTCCGTTCTTATACGTATATCTGTCCCCTTGTAATGTGGGGGCGTAAACATCTGGAAGAAACTTCTCGATTGCTTCTTCAATCGTATAAGCATTACAGAAAGCCCCAACGATTCCGGCTTTTGCCGTTGGGTCTGGTGCCTTACGTTTGTTGTTTAGAATCGCTTCGGGGGTCTCGCTCTTGTGCATAGGCCACGAAGATACGTCTTTCCAATCTTTGTACTTTTTGAGAATCTCTTCCGGATCCAAGATTTCACCGTCTTGCCAATCAAAGAAAAAGTCGACATCCTTTGGAGTGCTTGGCCAAAACATCAGCCTTGAAGCCTGAAACGTTGTCGGGTCAAAATACTCCATGCCTATTTTGTCGGCAATATATCGGGCCACGGCTTCGTATTGTTCCACGTTGGTACTATCTGCCAACGGAATAATAATTCTTAATCTCGGGGCTTCCTCTGTGTGCTTATGTGTGGAGTATATACAAGCGGCAAAACTAAAAGTTGCTTTGAAGCCTTCCCAGATATTCGAATCTTTCTTCACGTTATCAGCATCAAGCGTTACAACGGTTCGCCCGATTAAGCCTTCCTTTTTTCTTCGTCCATTGGTGGCAAAGTAACCGCCAACAAAACCGCCAACATCTTTAATTTTACTTTGTTTAGCCTTATCCATTTGCAGATACTGCACCAAAGTTTCTTTTGTCTTGGTGGTATTGGCACATCGGTTTAATAAGTCGCTCCATGTGGTTTCCTTATTTTCCCAATTGGTCGCTTTACTGCTAGCCCCGACAAAGATTGTTAGGGCTGTATCATGCGAAGGGTTGAGTTTTCTTGTTTCCATTCTCACAAAAGATTAAAAGGGGCGTTTTGTTATTGCGCCCCTTCCTGTTATACGTTCAATTTCATCTTTACCACGTCTCTGTAATAATCAGTTTCGGAAAAAGTCATCTTTCCGTTTGCCAATCGGTGGAAACCAGGTCTTGGCGTTGATGTATATACTTGTACTCGATTTGTGTAAGTTTTGATATTCTCAATACCTGAAAAGGTAGAGTTGCTTCCCTCTGCGCTTTTTTTCTTCTCGGCGATCGCTTCCGGGCTTAGTTTATCAACTTCCAATGTGTACAAACGTGGGTAATACTTCTTTATCAACTCGGGCGAAATCGTTGGCGGCATTGTCGTACATTTTGTAAAAATTATAACATCTGTCGGGAATTTAATTTTTCCCAATTCTTTCGTTATCATGTCGCCAAACTCTTGTATTTCTTTTGGGCAAACATACGCATAAATTCCACGGTTTGGATTTTCTTCAATATCTTTTTCAGAAACGTGGGTTTGAGCGTAGGCCATTAACAAAACTTCTTTGAAGGTCATTGTTCCAGATAAGATAATACACCAATTAAGGCGGTTAAAACTTCGTCCGATAAACTCCTTTACACCTTCAACGGCTTTTGCTAATGTAGCGTTAATAGAATCAACCTTTTTGAGGTCGTCAATTTCTTTTTGCTTGTAATATATAAACATATTATGTCCTTCCCTTACTTTAGTTTAACAATCCCTTGAATACTTCGGCGGCAACCTTGCGGCTCTCCTGTATATACTGCGCTTGTGTATTTGTTCGCTTTGCCGATACTGCGCCCTGTGGTGCTGCCATAGGTTTATAACCTCTCTTTTCAAGGTCTTGACAACTAACTTCTGTTTGCATGTATGCCGGGCGGCTTACGAGTGAAACGTCCTCCATGTAGCGGATATTCATCACGTGCCGGGTCGGTGTGCCGTCTGGTTTCTTATCCCAAACAACTGAATCCTCATCGGCTAAATATGCAAATGAGCTGCCGAAAATGTCACCACGCTTTACGAGTTCTAGGGCTGTATCTCCGTCCGTGGTGTTCGGTGCTTCAAATCTGTATTTCAGTCCGTGACTATCAATTGATAATTCGAGCGTTCCTTCACCATTGCGCCAACGTGCAAGTAAACGTTCCGGGTTATGCTCCAGAAGGCAACGAATATCAAAAGACTTTAGCTTCACTTCATCAAGAGCCGCTCTGTCTATTGTCTCAATAAAATAACCGTAACCGTCACAAAGAATTTGTGATTCTGCCCCAAAAACAATTGCATAGCCTTCAATAACTCGGCTTTCTTTGCCCTGTGCATCTCTTACGAGAATTGGGCGTGACTGCTGCCCCTGGGTGGTTCTCAATTCAATTTTTTCCATATCATCAATTAAATTTTAATGTTTTTATTTGGAAATTTTCCCTATTAACTTTATTGTTCTTATTGTGTCCCTTGCTAGCTTGTTGAGATTCCCCCCAATATCTATAAGTTCGGGATAATGAGCGTTTGCCAAACCTTGCATTTTGCAGATAGCTTGATAGTAGGCTGTAACATCGCATTTTATCCACTCTTTAACGTTCATGTCGTATGCACAATAAAGTTTGTAGCCGCTTTGCTCTGCATACTTTTTCAAGAATATCAAGAATATATTAAACATCGGCAATTTGTCCGGCTCCAATTGTTTGCCTTCCGTGTTGATCGTCTTTTCGTCTGGGCTTAGTCCGCAAATCATTGCTTTGAAAAGAATCTCACCGTTTTTTTGTGGGACAAACATTTCAAGACTACAAGCTTTGTTATAAAGGCCTGCAAACATTTTCAAGTGATTTCCACTTTTCTGTTTTGCATTCTTGATCATGCTTTTTCTGATTTCCTGTTCCATTGTCTTGTTTCTTTGAAGTTGTGCAACGATTAACGGAATAATACTTGATTGGCCGCTTTCTGAATCATTGCAACTGTCGTTGGTTGTACTTCTGACTTGTTGGAAAGTAACCACTCGTCAAGGGCCAATCGGTCAAAATATATGTACCTAGACGGCTTACCTTTGACTTCTGGGCGGCTGAATGGTATTGCGCCCTTGCTTGTCATTTGGTAAAGGGTGTATTTGCTTATCCCTATATACTGCGCCGCTTCATCGGTGTTCAAAACTCGCTTCTGCTGAATCAGAATCTTTGCTTCCAACTCTCGAAACTTAGTTTCTAAATATTGCTTTATTTCTTCATTCATATTGCTTTGTTTGTTGGTTTGTGCTGCAAAGATACGGCAATAAAAAAAGGTCTGAACCGAAATTCAGACCTTTATTGTAATGTGTAAACAAGGGAGTTAACAATATTGTTAACAACTGCGCTTTGTTTACACATTCTTATATATGATATTCAATAATTGGGTAACTAAATCATCAATACTTCTATCGTTTGAAACGAGTTGTGCTTTTGCCTTGCTGCAAATTGTCCTTAGCGAATTTTTGCCGAACTTTTTTGTTTTCCCCCCTTTTCTATAGACAAACCATTTTCGGGTTATACTCCAAAGATTGTTTTTTCTCATATCTGCTTTTACCTTAGACTGCAACTTATCTATAAGCAAAACAAATTTCTTAGTGTCTCCAACTAGCAAATAATCCTTACTGCCAAACTCGCTAATATCTTCTTTGTTGGTGGCTCCCATTAGAAAAGACTTAAATCCCGCTTGCAGCTTTCTAACCGAATCTTTTTCCCCTTGGCACAATATACCATTTTGGGTAAGTTGTGTTATATAGTCTTTGAAATCTATAAATCGAATATCGGTTCTAACTTCGGTTTGTCTGAAAAGAGAGTCTCTTTTTTCCTCTTGTGGTGGCAAATCGAAACAAACAATTTCGGGTTTTCGGTGCTCCTCGTTCATTTCTGCGCTTTCTACCGCCTGGAAGGGTTCAACGCCTGCGACTTCGCCTTGATCGATTGGAAAAGCTGCAAACCTTGATACTTGTTGCAGCTTCTCCAGATATTCGATTATTCCTTCAACTGCATTCAGGCAACGGCGTATATAACAACGCCCGGGGGCTCTTGTGCCCTCGGTTGCTGTTAGATACTCTTCGGCTTGCTCCTTAATGCTTCGTGCGTCCTGAAGGTTACTGAAAAGAATCTTCTTTCCGTCTTTGCCTGTTCGCTCGGCGGCTTTCAAGTCCTCAAAGAAGGGGAGTTCATCAACTGTTTCGCCTGTCTCTGCTGAATAATCGGGAACGCCGTAAATATCAAACCATTCTTCCCCCTTCTGTGCGAGTCTCTTTTCTCGCTTTGTGTCGCCCCTGCTTTGGGCTTCTGCGATTTGTCGCACATATTGCCCAAACTTCAATATATCTTTCATTGTACTTGTTCCTTATAAATACATTGTTTTCCAACATTTTATTATCTCCGATCCAGTTACTAGTTTCTGCTTAGAAACCTTTCGAACACGGAATTTAATATCGCCATTCGCCGCATATCGTGCGAGTGTGTGGCGGTCTATCTCTAACGCCTTTGCCGCCTGGCTCATGTTATAAAGCCCTGTTGGCGTAACTTGTGGCTCTGTTATTATCATATTAATCAAACTTAAATGCTTTGTCTTGAAGGCCAATCGCCTTCTTTTTACTCTCGTTAATCACTTCGGCGTAAATCTGGGTTGTGGTAATATTAGAGTGTCCCAACAACTTTGAAACGGTCTCTATCGGTACGCCCAAAGATAGGTTGATCGTTGCCGCCGTATGTCTGGAAACATGAAATCTAACCTTCTTATGTATCCCGGCATCGTCTGCCCATTTCTGCAACTTTTCACCCATTCTTGATTTATAAAAATCAGGAAAGATTAACTCATTGTCTGCCGCTCCGTTTCGTTCTGGCATTACGTGGAGTGCCAAAGAAGGCAAAGGCAAAGTTTCTTCCTGTTGGGTCTTTTGTACTTTCAATTTCACCACCTTGCCGAAATACTCATCGTCAAATATTTGCCCCCATGTAAGGGCAGAAATGTCGCTTGCCCTCAATCCCGTGGAACAACCAAAAAGGAAGGCTCTCTTCAACATATCAAAATAACAAGGTGTCTTTATAAGCTGCTGCACCTCTTCCACGGTCAAATAATTGACATTTGCTTTGTGCTTTCGGGGTCTCTCGTTTTTGGCAATCAAATAGCACGGATTTACGTCTATGATTCCCGCCTGTACCGCTTTATTCAAAATACCACTTAGGGCACTATAAATATTATGTTGGGTTCCAATACCAATATTTTGGGGCTTTAAACTTTTAACGCTCTTTTTGTAGGCTGAAGTCTTCAGGAAATCAATAAAACGCAAAATAGTATCTCTATCCAATTGTGCGAATGTTATCTTTGTCCCTGCCACAAAATCTTTGAAATGGTTGTACAATCCCGGAATGTCGGTTAAATGCACATGTCGTTCTTTGCTTTCTTTTATTGCTTCGTCCTTGTAGTGCTCTATATACGCCAAAACTTCCATTTTTCGGCGTTCCACCGATTGGTTAAAACCTAATTCGCCGTTTTGCTTGTCTATGATTCTTTGAGCCTTGACGGCTTTTGCTTGTTCCCACGTCTTGTTGTTTCGGGTCTTGTTAATGGTGTCGTTACGTCCATTTTCAGGCACTAAATACAAGGGTTGGTTATCTATATTAACGGTTTCACATTTGTGTTTACCTTCCCCAATATACATATCAAGATATATCACGAAATTCCCGTTTGCACGTTCTCGGGTTCTTAACTTAATAGCGCCTTTTTCTTTGTCTACAAATCGGCGTTCAAAGTCTTGTATCTTACCCTTTGAAGGGTCGTTCTTTCTTGCTCCCATGATTGAAAAATATATAATTCTCTGTAGGTCGTTCCACCTTTCGCCGTCTTGAACGCCGGGCGTTGGGTGGAACGAAAATTCTAAATCTCTAAAACTTTATCAATTATCGCCTTGCTCCTTGTCTGTGCTTGGCTGTTGTGCAACCTCTGCAATATCAGGTATCAATTTGCCGCCCTGGGTCTTGCAGCTTGAAACTATCTCCAGAAGGGCGTTAATCTGTTTGTCCTTCTCTTGAATTTGTGAAAAATAGAAATCACTTAGCTTTTTGGTATCTTCAAGCTCACGATGTAAAGCGTTGTTGGCACTTGCCAAAGATGATATAATATGCTCTTTGGCTTTGTTGGTTCGCTTGTAAGCGGCTCTTTTCTTGCCGTTGTCGAATTGCTCACGGTGGCTTTGTCCGTGTCTCTTAGTCGAAATAAATTTGTTATTCATGTTCCAATAAATTAAAAGTTTGCGAAATGCTTGTTTGTAATGCTTGATTTTACTTACTTTTGAAATAAGTTATGGCTTCGCCTTTGTCGGCTTTTTCAGCCACGGAAAAGGCTCGCCACGGCGGCGATTATAAGTGAAGGTCTCGCCGTCCTCATCCTCAATTGTGATAACTCCGCCGAAAATCGTTGAATACGATTTTCCAATGATACGTACCATTTTCCACTCTGTGTTTAATGGTCTCAGGGCTAAAACCTTTAGCCCGATTCTTACTTCGCTGTATTTCATATCTTGCAAATTAAGTTGTTAATATTTAGTCAATCTTAGTTGACCTTTCCTTGTTTGTGACATTGCAAAGATACAAAAAAATATTGGAACGTGCAACAAAATAGCAACAAATAATGCACAAATAAAGAATAATTAACACATAAACAAAACACAATAATAAGTGATAAAATAGATACTAAAAAGCTGTTTTACAGCGGTTTAATATTGTTTTGGTTGTGTTTTATTTGTGCGTACTTTGGTATCGTATAACTTGTTTCTGCAAAGTTATCGCGTATCTGGCAAATAGTAAGTCGTGATTCGGTAACAATCTTCCTTTTCCATGAAACATGTAAAAGAGTATTCTTCCCATCAGACTTGCCTTATTGCCTTGTACGCAGTTTGAAAAGCAGAAAAAGCTTCCCGATCCCAAGTCCGAAAGGACTTAACGAAAGGGAGAAAATAAATTTAGAGACTATGGCAAAAGATTTCAACAACCGCCTGATTACTCCAGAATTGGAGAAGGCAATGCAGGACTATCCGCTCTATTCCCAGGATAGCAAGAAGAAGGATGCAGTTTGCATCGCAGTGTTTTTCATCGGCAACGCTCGCTGGTACATTCTTGAAGGACAGCGAGAGAATGATGATTTTGTGCTTTTTGGCATCGTTGTAGGTCTGGCTGAGACTGAGTACAGCTACATTTCTGCCAATGAAATGGCAAGCGTGGAACTGGACGCAACCAAGTTCGGACTCGGCATGGTCAGAGTGGAGCAGAGAAAGCCATTCCAACCATGTCAGCTTTCTGAACTCTTCGACAGAGAGTTGCAGTCTTTCCTCAGCAGACTTTACGATTGAAAACATTTTTCTCGGTGGGTAGTGGCTGATGGCTGCTACCTGCCAAGTAACAACACTTAAAGCAATGAACATGGTACAGGTTTACATCAAGGGACAGGAGGATAAGGAGTTGAGCAGCTTTTTGCGCTATTATCCGGTACGTATCAAGAACATCGGTATGGATGCTTTCTTCGACCGCCAGGTTATCTATGATTTCAAGGATGGTCGAAACCATGCAGATGTGGCGAAGTGCGTGGCAAAAATGCTTGTCAAGAAGTTTGGTCGCAAGGTTCGCAGCGTTGTCTTCTCTTGCGTTCCTGCAAGCAGTCAGGAGCGTAACGAGGCACGCAACAAGAACTTCTCTGAACTTGTCTGCAGGTTTTCAGGAGCAATCAACGGCTTTTCCCATGTCAAGGTTGTTGGCGAACGAACCGCAGTTCATGGCACAAAGGTCAAAAAGGAAGAGCGAGCAAAGCGCTTGAAAGAAAAGAATAATATTGAGGTGGATGCGAACTTCTTCAAAAACAAGATAGTCTGCATTTGGGACGATGTGGTTACTACCGGCACTTCATTCTGTGCCTACACCGCACAATTAGAACAAGTAGGGGCGCACGTAACAAACGGCATTTTCCTCGGCAAGACATCATATAAATACGTACAACAATGAAAAGAAAGAACATGACAAAGTTTGATAAGGCTGTTTCGGCAGCCTTTACAGGCCATCGCTTTTACAACTTCTCGCAGCAGGAGGTCATAAGAGAGCGATTGACCAAAGCCATCCTCGAAGCTTACGAGCATGGCATCAGCAATTTTATTTCGGGATTCGCCATCGGTATTGACTTGATGGCAGCCCAGATTGTGCAGTCGCTGAAACCTTCCTGCCCAGGAATGACGCTTACCGCAGCCATTCCTTTCAGAGGTCAGGCTGATAGGTTCAAGCCCTGCGATAGGATGGTTTATGATGGATTGATGGCTTCAGCAGATGAGGTGATCATCCTTTCAGAATACTATTACACCCGATGTTTTCTTGACCGAGACGAGTTCATGGTTGAGAATGCGTCCCTTCTCATTGCCTTCTATGATGGGAGAGAGAAGGGTGGAACCTACTACACTTTCAAGAAAGCCAACTGTTTGGGCATTCCGGTTGTGAATATATATTGAATAACTCGCTAAATATCAAGCTTATGAATGAATTTGTTGACATCATCGTTATCTACATTGTTCTCCGTGCCATCCTCGCCTTCCTGGGCGCATGGTGGCATGGAGACGGACGCAACGATTTCAGACGAGACCGATAA